AGCATTCATACTTCGTTCCCCCAACTATCCCAACCTTCTCTCTTCTGTCTTGCAAAGAGTTCAATGTATGGACCGTTTAATAAGTTTTCAATATGTGTATACATTATATCTGGTTTCTTACTATGTCGTTCTCTTTGTGATACGACTAATTGTGGTACTGATTTAGATTTTCTTTTAGGTTTACCTTTAGTTGCAAGTAAACACATTTCAGGATTACCTCTAGTCCAATATCCTAAACCTGTAAAGAAACCTAGTTTATTCTTATTTGTTTTTGCCCAAGTAAATCCTACCGTCTTATACTGAAAACCCCAGGCGTCTATTACATCAAATGCTAAATCTAAACTATGGTCAACAACCCACATCAATAAAGTACAATTGTCATCTGCAATATCTTTTACTGGTAAGTCTGTTATATCTTTAAGTTCTAAAGTCTGATAGTGTTGACTAGGATTTCTGTCATCACCTTTCGGACTAAACGATTTAAAAGACCACGGTGGGTCTGCATAGATTACACTATACTTTTTTTTCGGTAAGTTTATACTCAAAATTTTGCGTCTCTTTGTTAATTAATATTTGTTTTGCACCATTACGAATATGAAAGTGTGTTGCCATAGGTGTAAGAGGTGATAATGTTACCACTCTTTCAATGTGATTTGCTTTTGCATATTCTAATACCTTATTAATAATCTCTTTACCTGCACCTCGTTTACGAGACCATACCGTGTATGCAATAGCATTTCGTTTCTCGTTCTTTAGGTCTGCAAGTTCAGACATCATATCTAATTCTTTTACACTTGTAGGAATATCATTTGTAAACGCAATACAAATAATGCCTTCAATCTCTTCATTATATTTTAAACCAAATATCTTTCTACCTTTAGTAATACGCCAACCTAATGTTAGTTCAGGTCTTACTGGATCCTCTGATACATCAATGTCATCTAACTCTACTAGTTCAGTTCCATTAACCCATCTAAAAAAATCATCTGTCTTATCTTTAAAAAATTTCATCTTTAACTCATAGTTGCTATTTTAATTAATATACAAGATAACAAAAACGCTGGTGTTGTAATTCTTGTATATGCTATTGTTCTTCCAAGATTGTAACCAATCAATAAACATAACCATATCGTAAATAAATCGTATGGCATTATCCGAAAAATTGTTCCAAACTTGCTTGTGGTTCAGCGTGCCAACCTATCGCACCAAGAATAAATCTCATTGGGTCTAGGAATGTTTTTTCAAACTGCACCTCGTAATCTATATAGTCTTGCAACTTAAACTCTCTAGGTAATGTGGACAAATAAGCACACACATTAAACTTGAAAGGATTAGGTTCTTTCAACAATATAAATTTGATTTTATCACCTTCTTGTATCAACGGATACCTTTGGTCTAAATTCTGATTTTTCAAATGCCAATTATAAATCAAACTACCTTTGATATGAATAGGTGTACCTTTGATGAATATATCACTTGAAGATGAGTACTTTCTCAAATTATTACAACTTCTAGGAAATGCAATTTGTTCAGGTTCGTACTTCTTATAAATTTCTTTGAAATCTGAAATGTAATTATGCAATGCGTCTTCATCTTTATTCATAATCAATCTGATTGCTTCTTTAATTGCAACACGACAAACTTCTGGTGTTGAAGATTTTACTGCTTCAATACCCATAATCTTTAGTTTAGGTTCTTCAAAACGGAAACCTTCTTCATCTAGCACATTCAACATATATCTTTTCTTGGCAGTCCAGATACCTTTGTCTGCGATAACTTCTCGTTTCATAACCATCTTCTGTTGAAACGCATTTGTATAACCTGCGACTTCTTCAAAACACTTTTCAATAAATGGTTCAATCTTACCTTTTGCAACCTTATCAACAAAGTTTAGTTTCTGTTCTTTAGTTTTATCTTTACAAAACTTATCTACTAATTTGTCTAGGCACAAATAGATACTATCAGTATCAGAAGCAACAATATAATCAATCTTATCTTTTGTTTGTAATATATCATTTACATATTTGTTGACTTGTTGTTCAACATACTGAATAATAAACTGACCAGCAGTTGTAATTGCTGACGCTTGATTGACATTGTAAAATCTAAAATACTGATTACCGATTGCACCATAAGCACTATTCAATGAAATCTTTTTTGCCCATTGAATATTATGACAACGAGATATTTCTTTCTCATAGATTGGGTCTTTTGTTTTTTGAAATTCTTTCTTTGCCTGAAATTCTAATTGTTTGTAATGTACTCTATCATTATACATACCTTCCATAATCTTCGGTAAGAAACCTTGACTATCTGTTTTAAACATTGCACCGTTAGGTGTAATAGTTGCACCTTGTGTTTGTAAATGTGTAAGAGGTGTAGCGTGTTTTAATAACTTGTCTACAGATATACCATTAGGTTTAACACCAATCATCTTTTCAGGACTAATATTATATTGCATAATCAAATGAGGATATAGTGAGTTAATATCAAACGATACAATCCATTTATGTTGACCAACTTGTGGTGTCTTAACATATGCACCGACATATTTCTCTTCTTTAATATTATCAGTACGAGGAGGAATATGTACATTGTCTTTTAATAGATGATTGTAAATTAATGTATCCCAAAGTCTAACTTCTGAAAACACATCTGTATAATTGACTTTTGCCTCATAGGCCATAGTCATAATCAATTCAATCAATCTTAACTTATCTTCTAGTTTATCAACGAGTTCAACATCTTTAATATTGTACTCAACGAAAGATTGAAAATCATTCTTATACCACTCTCTAAAAGTTTCATATGGATTATTATCTTTACCATCACCACCTAATTCTACCTTTGCGATATAATCAAGTTTATAACTTTCTTGTCTAGTCGGAATAAATTTTATGTACAAGTCTAGGTAATCTAAATTAGATATACCTGTAATCTTAAATATTGTTTGTTGTCTACCTCTAACGGTTAGTTTCTCTTCTTCAATCAAACCCCAAGGCGATAGTTTATTAATAACTTTATCACCTACAAGTCTTTTAGTTCTATTACATAGATATGGTATATCAAAAAATTTAGTATTCCAACCTGTAATAACATCAGGATAATTCTTCATCCAGAATTTGAAAAACTCCATTAACAATTGTTTTTCATTAGCACATTCTACATAGGTAACATTATCTTGTTTGACAAGAAATGGTTTAGTACCCCAAGTAATAATTTGTTTGTTAGATTGATTTTTAATTGTAAGACAAATAATTTCTTCTGTCGGATTTTCTACATCAGGAAAACCACCTTCAGCAGTTGTTTCAATATCAATTGTAAAGATTTTAATTAAACTTTTATCAAACTCAATTTGTTTTGGATATTCTTTACTGATATATTGAAAGTGCCATCTATCATTACCATATAGTGGACTATTAGAAGTTGCATAACTTCTTTTAAATTCTCTTGCTTTTGAAATACTTTCAAAGGTAATAGGTTTTAGATTGTTGCCTTGTAAAGTTTTATGATTAGTTTCTTCTTGTGTTTGTGCATACATTGTAGGTCTAAAAGAAACCTTTTCTTTAAACTCTTGTCCGTCGTATATACCACGAACCAACAATTTACCTCTATGTTCAACTACATCTTTATAAAAATTCACTACACACTCTCCATACTTCTCAAATATATTTTCAAATTGTTATGTTTCTTTTCTAACATAACATTACAACCTAGTCTGGAATACATTCTATCATATTCCATATTCATTTCTAATATCTCATTTTCTAAACTATTATACTCTACTCTTCCTACTTTGTCAATATCCTCTCGTATATTAATATGACAAGTACCACAAGCAGTACACCCACCACAATCGCCTGGTACTTCATCAATCGTAGGTTCGGCAAATGTTCTTGCCGCCTCCATAATTGTATAACCTGTAGGTACTATAACTTGTTGTGTCTTGCCGTTCTTACTTATGAAGTTAATAGTTATAGTATCCTTTGTTTGGATACTATCACTCATTAAGTTATTAAACCTGGTCCAGTTAAAATTTTAGAAACTGATTGTTCATATGACGCAAGTAAATCCTGTTTAGGTTCTACTACCGTTATAATCTTATCATCTTTAAATTTTATTTCTTCTGTTTCTGCATACGGAATGTATGTGAACATACCAAATTTAATTGCTTCGCCTGGTTTAGGCGCTGATGTTGGATAAATGATGTAAGGTTTTTTAACAACTACTTCACCATTGCCTTGACTGAAATCGCCAATTATATCTTCACCTGTAATTATTCGTACTATCTTTATATTTTTTTGCATAATATCTCCATTATATATTAGTTGTTAGTCTTTGTCAATAGGTGGTAATCGTTTTGATAAAACAAATGTTCTATTAGGATTAACAGACGCATTGAATAATCTGATTACTTCTCTATTTAGTAATACATCTGAACCAGACCTTGGTCGTTGGTCAAGTCCAAATTCTATATCAGGATATGTGAAACCGTTAAAGGTAAGTGGTAATTGAATTGTTGTTCTAGTTTCTGATGGTTCTTCACCTTCTGCATTAGCACGAAAGACTTTACTCTCCCCGTACTTCGGTGCTGAATATGTCTTACCATTATACTTCCAGGTTACCTTTTTACCTTCTACTTTAATATTTTCAGCGTGCATTGAACAAGCGTGAGCACCGTTACCAGTATCCATTTTTGCTCTCATCTTACCGATGTCGCCTACTTCTATTGTTTCTAACCAACCTACTTCTGAAATAGATTGTCTGTCCCAATTCTTTCTTTCTGATAACCATTTAATTAAGTTAGTTACCAGTTTATCTCCTTTGATTGCACCACTATTTTCTGGATCCGAATAGAAGTCTTTATAAACATATCCTTCGTATTCTGCACCAGTACCAGGTGAACCATTGACTTCTAATACATAAGGTTTTCCTTTGTGTATAATGTGGTCAACTCCACATAGATACGCCTTGGACGCCCTGCTGGCTCGTAGTATGATGTCTATTTCCTCGTCTTTCAACTTATAAGGAACAGCGTCAGCACCTCTATGTGTATTAGTTCTAAAATCGTCTGAGCCTTGAATTCTTTTTGTACTTGCAAAGATTTTATTATCTACTACAAATGTTCTAATGTCAAAATCACTTGGCATAAATTCTTGTATCAATAGTTCAGCACCGTGTTTCCATAGTGCCTGAATAGTAGATACTAGTCCGTCATAACTATCTACCTTTACAACACCGATACCTTGTGTACCAGTTAATGACTTTAAGATTACAGGAAACTTATCTACACCACCAATTAATTCTAATGCGTCATCTATATTTTTTTCGTTAGATATAAATGCTGTTTTAGGTGTTGGTATACCAAACTTCTCAAATAGTAAAGCAGAAGTAAGTTTGTTATTACAAGTTAACATTGCGTTTCTTGTATTACACATAAATGAACCAGAGTTTTGAAAAGCAGAAACGATTGATAAACCACTTTCATCTTCTACAGAACCTGCTCTAGTAATACAAACGGTATCTTTACCTATAAATGTATATTCAGTATCTTTACCATCAAAATTATAAACGGTTAAAGTATTTTTTTCTTCGTCTTTACCTGTGATAATAGCGTGTCTAGTTTCAATAACTATACACTTAATCTTTAATTTTTCGCAAGCGTCATTGATTAACTTAACCGTCAGTTCTTTACTTTCCTTACCACCAACTTTTCTCTTCTTCAAGTCAGGATTAGTTTTAGTAATTACTGCAATTGTGATTGGTTTGTTTTCTCTATCTAAAGTTTGTTCAGATAAGAAATCGGTAAAGTTTTGTACTTGCATTATTGACCTTCATTTGAAACTGCTTTATCTTCTGTTTTTTCATCTAACTTTTTACCAATATTATATTTGGCAGATAGATTCCACTCTTTCTTTTCTTTGAAAGGTAGTACTTTGATTTGTGATAAAGGTGCTTTGGTTGTAGCGTCCTCTGGTTTCACTATAGTTATTAAGTTCCAGTCAGTAAGTAATACTGCAATAGTATTTCTTCTCTGGATATCATTGTCGGTCAAGGTTGCTTTCTTACCATCAAGGGCAAATAATTCTTTGAAGTGTACAATATAGTACTTACCTTGTTTGTGTAGTATGTGGCAACTTTGAAATAGTGTTTTGTCTTTACGACTAGCAACACCAATTCTTGTTAGTGTTTCTCTTACTTTTAGGAAATCGTCAGGCTGCTTGATTGTAACCTCTAGCATATCTTCCGGTGACCATTTTACATTGTCTGTCATTTTCTTTTTCTCCCACCCTTATTTAAGGATTTTTTTATATGTTCAATATCGTTTTTAGTCAATATGCTTAGAGCGGTTTTAGCTTTCTCATTACTATAGCCATAATACTCTTTTACATAGTCTAAATCTTTAAGCTTTTCTGCTTTCATCCATTTCGCAAAACGCTTTTTCTTTCTTACTATATTTAGTAAAAAATGATATTGCATATTATTGGGAAGAAAATGATACCCATTCATTTCGTTGGCAGCGATTAAGGTATCATAATGATAAGATAAACACTTGTTTACTATAAACGCAGGATACTTCTTTTCCCAAGTCAAGTCTTCGGTGTTCATCACATCCTGTTTAGTAAAGTTAATACTATTCAGGTATTCTTTGAGTTCGTAAGCCATTATTTAAACTTACAATTTGCCATTATCTCGGTAAGACAAGCGACCATATTGATTTCTTGGTCTGCGACAAAAGCCGCCTTGTACTGATAACCAGCGATAACTAAAACTGCCTGTGGTATAGATTTAGGATCAAGTGCTTTCTGCAATACTTCGTATATATTACGGAACATACTTGTAGGTTCTTTATCTATGTTTTGAATAACCCACTTTCGCATATCATTAAATCGTTTTTCTTTTAATGTAGCGACTAGTTCTTTGTTATTTGCTTCAGATAATGTAAATAAAATACCACTATCAATCTTACCTCTTACAGAATATCTTTGAAGTTCATTGATAGTCCGTCTGAAATCAGGAAAGTATTTAATAATAAGTTCTGCCAAAACTTTCTTATCAAAAGGAATAGATTGTTCATCTAATACTTTACCTAATCTAATCATCATAGCGTCAGCACACTTCTTCTTTTGTCCGTTGACAATTTTAAAGTCTACTACCGTACAACGACTATGTAATGGTGGTATGATTTTGTTTTTGAAATTACAAGTTAGAATAAATCTACAATTGTTATGGAATTCTTCCATAAATGCTCTCATTGCAGGTTGTACAGAATCAGCATTTGTATAATCTGCTTCATCTATAATAACTACTTTATGATTAGCGTCTTCTGTTAAAGACACCGTACTTGCAAAGTTCTTAATTTTAGTTCTTAATGTATCAATTTGTCTACCTTCATCTGAACCATTGATGATAAGATAATCACATTTTAACTCTTCACATAAGGCACGAGCAACCGTTGTCTTACCTGTACCTGCTGTACCTGATAAGAGTAGATTTGGTATCTCGCCTTGTTTTAAAAAGTTTTGAAAAGTTGATTTTATATCTTCTGGTAAGATACACTCTTCAATTTTCTTCGGTCGGTATTTCTCAACCCACAAAAAGTCTGCCATAATATATTCTCCATAATTTAAATTGTACCTTGTAATAGATTAAGTACAAGTGATAACGCTATCAAAAAGCAAGCGATACCACTTACACCAATTACATACTTGATTGCGATTTTAACTTTACTATTAAAATTCACTTTCAGGCTCTAATGCAATCCAGTATTGTACTGGTCTTGTTCTATTAACAAAATGTGAAATCTTTTGTTTTGAGATTGCCACATCATAGTCATCTGATAACATTTTAAAGTTTTCTGCTTTGAAGAACGCTTTAAATGTTTTGTCAGTAGTGCCTACTTGGATATCAAACTTGTTAGAAGCTTTATTCTTTCTGTCTTCTGCAACAAGTGTCATATTTTTACCATCACCAACAACTGAAATGTCAGGTAAGTTAAGAGTAACCACACCTTTCATTAATCTCTCCATATCTGCTTTCTTAAATAAGAAAGATACTTCTGTATCTGGCATAGAGATTGTTTTGGTAGGTGCAACGATAACAGATTCATCAGCAAAAGTATATTTACTTTGTGACCTTCCGTCTTTACCAGAAATACCTACACTAGAACCACCATTGAATTTTAAGTTAGGTGTCTCAAATAAGTCAACCGTTCTTAAAAACTCTGGTAAGTCATAGATTGCAAACTGCTGGTCAAAGTCTTCTTTAATATCTGCTGTTGCTAGAATATTTTTCATAGTAGAAATTGTATTTAATTTCTTACCAGGTTTAATCAAAATATTCTGATTTATATTTGCAAAGTTTTTAAGCAATGCAAGCGTGTCGTTAGATAAGTTCATCATATATTCTCCTTTGTCATTATTAGAACATTATATATCATAGTATCGTCTTTGTCAATAGCCTATTCACTTTGTCGTAAATAGTCTAACATCTTCTCTGGAGTTGTTTCTTCATAAGGGTCGTCATCTTTTCCTTCATTGTTGATACCTGCTTCTTGGAACCATTTCTCAACAACGCCGTTATTAATAACTGCCATATATCTCCAACTTCTATTACCGAAACCTAAATGGTTCTTACCAATTAGCATTCCCATAAATCTTGTAAAGTTTCCAGAACCATCTGGAATGAATTTTACTTTTTCAATGCCCATATGGTCTGCCCAGGCATTCATTACAAAACTATCATTTACTGAAATACAATAAACTTCATCTATTGTAAACTTTGTGATAGTATCATATAGTTCTTCAAACCCTGGCAACTGCTGACTTGAACAAGTCGGTGTAAATGCACCAGGTAGACTGAATAATACAACTCTTTTATTTTTGAAATAATCGTTTGTTGTCTTATTCAACCATTGACCACCGATAGCACAACCGCCATCAGTTTCTACTTCGTCACCTTCTCTTACTCTAAAAGTGACCTTTGGTATCTTCATTTCATTTTTCATATTATTCCTTTTGTAATTCTCTATAATATAACATAACTAAACAATTAAGTCAATAGGCGATGGTTGAATTCTATCTGGCGCACTTCCCATCGCCTATGTAAACCGTTCTCCTTTGTGTATGTTATTAAGTAATATCCGAATCTAATTCTGCGACTTACTTAATTTTGATTGTTCTAGGTTTTTTACTATCTGGAACAATCTTCTCTAAACTGACTTTTAAAAGTCCGTCTTTGAGTTCAGCACCTTTGATTTCTACATCATCAGCGATTGTGAAAGACCTACTAAAATGTCTTTTCGCAATACCTTTGTGTAAAACTTCAGGTCCTTTTTTATCACTCTCTTCTTTATGTAAAGATTTGATAGATAAAACACTATCAGCATAATCAACAGAAACATCTGATTTAGAATATCCTGCTAATGCTAATTCAATATCGTAAGTAAAGTCTCCAGTCTTTACGATATTATATGGTGGAAAGTTTGGGACTCTATTACCGAAGTCTGTAGTATCTAACATAGTTTCAAAACTATTAAATACATCATCAAACCCTACGGTCATAGGTCTTAAATTGTTAAAAAATGAAATTGCTCTGTGATTGGTCATTATGAACCTCCTTATTAGTAAGCAAAGTTAATGTTAAGAGAACCCATTATGGCGTTCTCATAGTTATTTATATAATCATTATATCTCATTTGTCAAGTCTTTCAAATAAATTAAGTGGTGGTTTCTTTTAATTGTGTACCACCAAAACAATCAGCGCTTTAGGTTCAGAATTTAGAGAGCAGAACCAGAGGTAACTTAATACCTAACTTACTCTAGCGACACCGTATTTAATGTTCTATCTACATTGGGTAATTACGGCACCCTATATCCTCTAATAGGTCTTATGAATTGCCTATCAGTATTATATATACACTCACAATCGGTGAGGAGGATAATTCCATCTAAAAGCCTCTTTGTGCTTTTAATTTCTTTTGTTTCTTCTTCCAGGCAGCAGCCATTTCTTTATTCTTACGGATCCTTTTATCACTAGGTTTCTCGTAATATTGTCTTTGGCGTATCTCCTTGACTAGTCCTTCTTTAGCAACTTTTTTCTTAAGCACTCTCATTGCTTGTTCCAAGTTACCATTACGAACGGTTACAAGTATACTCAAACTTATTTACCTCCCTTCAAGGTATTGTCTTCACTACTCATTAATAATATAACATAATGGATTGCTTTCAGCAAATCCTTTCTGTTTCTTCCTGCTTTCTTACCATACCTGCAAAGATACTTAATAGCATTTGCTTGGCAAAAATCTTTATCTACATTCAAGTGTCTTAACATATCTTGCACTTGAAAACCATCTTTGGTTGTACTATAATGTTCACCATATGTGCTTTCAACATATGTTTTAATTTCTTTTATAATTTTATCTTCATTGTATTTCATAATGTACCTTCTATTTATATTCAAATTACTAGTGTAAAAAATGGAGAGAGGCCACTACACCTCTCCCCAAGGACCACACTATGAATAGATTTATTAGACGAAGTCCTCTTCGGATTCGTCATCTTCCTCACTATCATTGGACATCATTTGTTCCTTTAATGCTGTGTCTTTCTGCTCTTGAGCAATACTCTCGGCAGTAGCACCGGCATCCACTTTCGTGTACAAGTCAACAAAAGAAGCTTTTGTATCGTTATCAAATCTATTAGTACATAGTTCAATCGCCTTCATCTTATTTCCAAAGATTGAATAAGCTTGTACAATGTGTACTAATCTTCTTGTACTGATAATCTCATCAACCCCACCGTCAAAGTAGGTCTTTCTGATTACATCAGCCCAAGTTGATAACTTCTCAACATACTGAACATCTTTCTTACCTGATTGAGCAAGAGTGTTGTTAAGTATTTTTTGTTCAGTTTTAGCAGATGGATACTGCTGTTCAAAGGTAACTGGAAATCTTTCTAGGAAAGCTTCGTTCAGTATGTTAGTACCGATAAACTTACCATCATCACTTCCTTGACCTTTAGTATTAGCAGTAGCGACTACATTGAAACCAGCACTTGGTTTAACGAATTTGTTAATCTTCTTAACATAAACTCCGTTACCTTCAAGGATTGGTTGTAGACACATAATCTTGTTAGAAGCAAGGTCAACTTCATCAAGGAGCAATATTGCACCTCTCTCCATCGCCTCAATAACAGGACCATTCTGCCAAACGGTTTGACCGTCTCTTAATCTGTAACCTCCAAGTAAATCATCTTCATCGGTTTCAATTGTAATGTTTACTCTTATCAGTTCTCTCTTTGCCTCAGCGGCAGCTTGAACAACTGAAAAAGTTTTACCATTACCAGATAGACCGGTTATGAATATTGGATAAAATTGTTTTGACTTAACAATGTTTCTAACATCAGGATGATTTCCGAAAGGAACGAAAGTAGCGTCTTTGTTCGGAACAAGGTTATCAACTAAAGACGAAACAACATACGCAGCTTCAGAAACTTTAGTAGTCTCTTCAACTTTTGGTATTGTTGGTGTTTCAGTTGCCTTATCATTTAAGACATTAGGCATTGTAATTGGAGTAGCAGTTGGCACTTCGCCATTCGTAGGAATCTTATAAGTTCCTCTGCCTACTCTTAACTCTGGATTCCTAACTAACCATTGTGGTTTGAAATTCATACCGAGAGATTTAGATACTGATAATAATTCTGCATTATCTAAAGTATCTTTTTTCGGAAACATCTTTGTACAAGCGTTTACGAATTCTTGTTGTTTTTCATTTAGTGTTATCATAGTGTTTTCCTTTTGTTTCATTTTATACAAGTATTATACCACACTTAAAAGCATATGTCAAGCGAAAAGTGAGCATTTTTTCATTTTTTTTTACTAAGGTTTTCAACGATTTCTCCCCCATTAGGCAACCTGTCTGATAAATTTACTTAACAGCACTCTGGATACCGTTCTGGATTTCATTGATTTGGTAAATATTCTCTTAATATCACCTTTCTTAGCGTCTTCTTTTAACTCATTAAGGTCAGAATTTTGTACTGACATATCCTTACCATTAATAAGATAAAATTCATTGTAACCGTTTTGAGATACAGCAACTGATTTGTTTTTTGAAAACTCTTTTTTCAATTGCATTGTTTTTTGTTCTCTCAAAGACCAATCTTTTATGTGTTCAAGTCCAAGGTATCTTTCAAACTCCCAACTTCTTCTAGTCTTAACAATAAAGAAACCGATAGTTGTAATACCATATTTCTTTTTAAGTCCTTGAAGTAATAAAGCAGTTGTATTACCTTTAGTCTTAATATACTTACTACCAATTTTTAGTAATGCTGTCTTACCGTAACCGTCTCTTTTGACAGCAAGTCCATCTTCTGTATTAGTGTAAGTAGACTTGTTATCATTATTTGAGTGACCATCGGTCAATGTAATTAATGACATTTTTTCTACTTGATACTTTTGTTTGAACATTGGAATAATCTTATTCATTGCAGCCAAACTTTCATTCAACGGTGTAGAAGAAAGACAAAATGCTCTTGGAGGATATAGATACTCAACATATCCGTCTCTTCTCCAGTTTCTATTATCTGAATAATGTTTAGCATATGACCACAAGAACATCATAGATTGCTCAAGGTCTGTTTTCTTTAATGTATGAGAAGCAACTTCTACTAGATTAAAGTCATCAAAGTGAGCGTTACCAACATTATAATTAAATGACTTTCTTGCTTTTCTAATTTCGTCTCTTTTCATCCAGTTGTAATCATCATCACTATCAATCTTGTCAGCAAAGAAATAAACTTTGAATGGAATATTGATTTGTTTTACAAACCAAACTAGTTGACATAATTGTTCAACCGTTTTGTCAATAATAGGTGCCATACTTCCTGACCAATCAAGTAATAAAATCATACCGTGGTTTTTAGCGTCAGGAATAACAGACATTCTTTTGAAAATATCTTCTGAAAATTTGTAGTCTTTTAGTTTAAGAGGATCCAAGATACCGGTTTTATCGGTAGTCATTCTCTTATAACCATCAGCAGACTTTTTCATTTCAAATTCTTTTACAAGGTACTGAATAGTTTTTTTACTATCTCTATGGAATGTTTTAAATCTTTCCATATTGTCTTTATATGTGTGAGTATAGTTTTGAGCATTTTTAATATTTCTATTTAACCATTGTTTAGTTGGAATAATAATGTCATCAAGGTTACTATCAGGTAAAGTCATATATGAATAACCTCTATGTTCGGTATTCACATAATCTTTTTTAGTATTCTGTTCGGCACTCTCACTAGTAATAGACTTCAAAGGCATATTGATTTTTACATCTTTACCACCTGCACCGTCTGGATTAGCGTGTTGGTCTTTTACACTAGAAGATTTATCTTCTTTGTCTTCGCCGTCTCCGTTGTTCTTGTTTTCTCCGTCTTCTGATTTTGATGAGTTGTCTCCTTCTTCTTTTGAAGATTTGTTTCCGTCTTGTTTATTTTCTCCACTCTCCGTCTCTTCGTTAGATTGGTCAGACGATTGAGATTGAGAAGGTGATTGTGAATTTCCATCAGTTTCTTGTTCCTTTTCTTTTTGTCCGTATGCTTTCACTAGAGGGTGATTATCAAAGTCAGGAAGTTTAGATAAATTCTCGTTCATCTTCTTCTGCCAATCAGCAAGTCTCTTAGCAAGTTCAACAACATCTTTGTAAGTTTTAATTTTTTCTACTTCAGCAAACCAAGTCTTATCAATATCTGATAAATCAAATGATAATGTTTCAGATGATTTGTAAAAAAGGTTAATCTTGTCAATTAACATTAAGTCTGTATTTAAATTTTTGTCTGAACAACCAAAGAAGTTATCAGCCCATAAGATTTTGAAACCGTCTTGGTAGTCGGCAACTACACCAGGATATTGTTTCTTAATAATTTTGTCAATTCTGCAATCTTCTAATACATTGATATAATCTCTAATATCACCATTCTCTTCTACTGATTTTTTCCAACCTTTTTGAGGAGTATGTAAAGCGTGGGCAACTTCGTGGGCAATCAACATATCGTAAACTGCACCTTTTGGATTTTTGAAAACTGGAATAGTAAGTACCCTATCTTCTAAATTAAAAGAAGCGGTCTGTACATTGTCGTGTTGTACTTGTAGATTTTCTGTTGCTAATAATTTAGCAAGTCCTGATTTTGCGTCAAAATTTATAGTAGTGTTTTTCATTAGTGTTGCCTTTTGTTTCATTTAATATATACATAATACCATAGTTCGTAGCATATGTCAAGCACTTTCCGAGCATTATGCTCATTTTTTTCACTTTTTTTATCCGTATGGAATATAGGGTTTTGTGTATATCTTATCAATTTCTGCTAAAATCGTCAAAAAACGAGGGGCTAGGAGGGCGGACAAGAGGGTTTAGGGAGCTCCCGTGAGTGTTAGTATCTGCCGGATTTAGGGTTTTTGTAGTATAAAGACTGGCTCGTATTTAGCGCCACTCTCTTGTGATGATAGTTGAAGCTTGTATGTATCAGTATGTTTGAAGCCTTCCTCAACTGCGATTCGCACCGTATCGTCTTCAAAGGTTTTATGTGATTTGATATTCGCTACATTCAATCCCATAAACTTACCTGGTTTCAATCCTTGATAAACATTCTTAATAGTCTCTCGTAAGAAGCCATTGTTCCAATCTTCGTTAGTGCTGAAGTTTTTAAATGATTGTTCAGCGTCATCACTATATTGTTCCCAATTGAAATACGGTGGACTTGTAAATGCAAAGTCTAGTGTATTCTCTTTAGGTTTAAATGTTTCACTACCTTGTTTATTTAAGAAGTAGTGTCTATTAGGATTAGCGTGATTTGCTTTAATTTCTGTTAGTCCTTTAAATGTCAATGTCGCTGGGTCTGTACCTACATAGTTAATATCTGAAATCATTGCACCAAGTATACGACCACCATAACCCATACTCATATCCCAGACTAGTTCTCCAGGTTGCATAAAGTTTTGATATAAACAAGCAGCTGCTGTTGGTCTGAAATTAGATACACATTGAGTACCTGTATATCTTCTTAATAGACTTCGCATTGTACTTTCTGCTTTGTGTTTTGCTTGGTCGCTTGTATGTGTCTCATTACCATAGATGTCATATGAAATAGGTTTCAATTGATTTACTGAATACTTACCAAAGAAAGAACCAGTTAATAGTTTCTTAATACCTTTCTTAAAGTGTTCTTCGTTCTCATATATCTCCATAGGAGTTTTCATCTTACCACATCTAATACCAAAACTATGTGGCATATAAGACCAAGCAAGTGATAGACCTTCTTGGTGTGGTTTGATTACTTTATCTTGTGTCAATAAATCTTTACAATTTACAGCAGATAGTTTAGCAAACTTTTCTTTTCTCCATTGTTCGTCTACAGAATAATAAGGAAAGCCTCTAGTCTGCCAATACTCATAGACTTCATCTATGTTTCTTTCTAGTTCAGCTTCATCGGTTACAACACCTTTGAGATTACCTTTACTTGTGATATTCTCTTCGCCTTGTATGTCAACAAACGCTTCTAGTGAAGCACTACCTTTTGTATCTGTAAGTTTTTTCATATTCTATTGTCCACTCATATCTGATTTACCGGTGCCTTTAGGTCCATTTACTGGAACTTTGTCACCATATTCTACGGTTGCATTGCCGTAGGCTTCTTGTTGTCTTATAGAAGTTAAATCAGGAAGAGGTGCTGTACCTTTGTCTTTACCGGATTCTACTTCTTGTTTATTAAATCTAGGTTTTCCTGATTTGTCTAAACTGCCGACATTCAATGGAAATCCAGGTCTTAACTTCTCTACTTTGCCACCTCTTTTTAAAAACTCTTCAACGGTTTCTTTTTTCATAGGTATTTCTTTTTGTACCACGCATAGAATCTTTTATCAGTAAAGTATTCTGCAATCGCATTAGCAGGAACTTGGTCACTTCTAATACAATCTGCTACATCCTGATAGTCTGTTATATCTACTTTGTGTTGTGTTTTCATTTTCATATTACTTAATGTTATTAGTGTTCTTCTTCTTTTTTCCTTCTCGTAGGATTCGTCCATAATTAGGCCACCCAAACTTATCAGGACTTTCGCCAACATATCGCCAACGAATAACACCTGTGTTTGGATTCCTTTCGTATATTTTTTCTTTATTTTTATTCATAGTACTTATTCTACACTACTTTCCCAAACTTGTCAAGCAGGTCTAAACGATTAAAGTATGATTTATCAAAAACCTCTTTGTCTAGTTCAACTCCAATATATTGTCTTCTCATTTCTTTTGCAATCCAAGGTACAATACCACTACCAGCAAATGGGTCAAATACTATTTGATTCTCTTTTGATAGATAATCAACTATAAGTTTAATAAAATTATCGTTCCACACATATAGATTGAAAGGACCTTTGATATTACCTAGTCTTTTTGTTTCATATACTAATATATTCTTTAACCAGTCACCACCTCTTTTGATAGTACCTTTCTTTGTAAATACAAGTGTATGTTGATAATTGAAGTAATACATATCTCTTTTTTCAACAGGTGTATTTCTTACCATTATCTTATAGTCTTTTAATTTAAAACCATTTCTTATCATTGCTTGATGATATGTTATATGGTTAGGTAGTATCTCACCATTAATCTTTCTATCTGTTTGAGATATAACTACAAAACCTTCATCTTTCGTAATTCTTGCCATCTGGTCGCAACTTCTATTTTGAAACTCTTGGTATTGTTCTATGTCTTTACCCCACGGACCTTGTGATATATCAGGTAAACTAGTAAAGGTCAAATCAATACTCTTGTCTGCTACTTTAGGAAATATATCAAAAGCGTCACCGTGATGAAACTTATTAACTACATCTTTCATTTCTTTATCTCCGGTATATAATATGCAAAGTGTATCAATCTTCTATTCCCACTTCCGTTGTTTGCTCTATGTTCAAATTGAGGCGATTGATTTAACCAGACAAATTGTCCTGGTCTACAGAATATTCTACACTTACTTACACCATATGGTATGCCATCTTTATCTAAAATGTCTTCACCTGCAATCTCAATATAGTTTTCATTCATATCGTTACCTTCATCTAGGTATACTAATATGTTTGAATTAAATTTATCTCCTGCAACAAAGTCATTATGAAATTCATTATTCTCTTTGGTTACTCCGTTCCACAAACCAGGTTCTTCTGTAAGTTCAAATTTAGGATATGTTTCTGATATAACTTCTTCTAGTTGTTCTTGTACTTTCTTAATCTCTTGTTTACAATTATCAGGTAGTTTTAAGTCTTCAGGATTGTAATCAATACTAGGAAACTTTACATCATCAAATATTTGTACATTAATATCTACATCACCTGTATAAAAACCATCTTTAAAAAATGTTGTCATATCATACTTCATTGTATACCTCCGGTTATTTCGTGTACTTCACTTTGATTTAGTCTTCTACCAACACACCAGAATACATTAGTACCTTCATATATGTTTATGTTCTCGGTCATCCATTTATGTGCTTTTGCTTCGTATAAGTCATCTAACATAAATGATTTTTCTTTAGGATAGTACTCTTCTGAATCCGTGTAGTTAGGATTTGTTATCTCCGTTTTCAGAGGAGTACTATAACTAGTTTTAGGTGTGTGAAATTCAAAAGGATAATCATTTTGTTCTATGCCAAAATAACTTCTTATATTCTTTGTTCTATCAGGTCCTACGCCGACACCGATAACTCTTTTTACTTTCTTATTATATTTCTTTAAACCATACATTACTGCTGACATCTGAATACCTACACCACAACTCATAACTAAATTGTCTATTTCATCTGGTAAGTTTTGCACTTGTTCGCCATTAGTCTCTAACATCAATTCAGGTTCTTCCATAATCCATTTATCAAAAGATGTATAGAAGTATTTTTCTTTTTCTATAATATCTTTTGTTCTCTTTGCAAGTACACTATTGATACCGTGTCCTGCAACTATTCTTATCTCTCCACCATAGTATTGTGCAAGGTGCATTATATGGCGTTTTTGTAATGTTTCAGGTTTAGTACCACCAACTGCAAATATTGATTTAAAACCAAACTCTTTTGCAACTCTACTGATAACACTAGCGGTAGGACTATGTACTGAAACAGATTGTATAACTCCGTTATTGTGTTCATTTTTTATCCTGTCTTTATATTTTTCAAACAAGGCAATCGTTTGTCTCATTTTGCCACCATTGACATCACCATATGGAGCAAACAAATCGTCTCGTTTATAATATATATTATCGTATTTTTCTATGGGCGTCAGCATTAAATAATTTTCTCACTTTATCATTTGCAACAACATCAATAACTAAATGTGTTCTCCATTCGTCACCATTGTTAATTGCCATATGTGGTTTTCTAATATCTAGGTACCAGCAACTTCCTTCTTCCATATTAGTCATCACTTTAGTACCTGAAGTAGACCAACTTGTAAACTCTACATCTGGATTTGTTTTGATAGGTATATGTATTCTCATTAATCTACCATCTGCAATTCCTAGGTCTGGGTCTACTTGGTCTGTATGTCTTTGTAATTCTCCACCACCTGGTTTCAAATTCATAAATCTTACTCTATGTATTTCTGTTTCAAATACATCTAATATCTTTTCTACTAGAGGAAACTTCTTACGCCAATCTGTATCTTGTAATTCAAATTGTTCATCTTTGTTTTCTTCTTTCCACTTCTTATTCATTTCTACAGGTTTTGTAATAAACTTATAATCAGAAGAATAACCTCTTAATGAGATTGCACTCCAAGACTTTGCTTTGTTGTAGTTTGAATAGTGATTAGTAAACTCTACTTCCATATCGTGTAATTGTTTTGCAAGTTGTTTTGTAATATCATCAAACGATACATTCATAGGTTTCAATGTATACTTCTCATAGACAGGTATTTTTGGGTGTTGTCTATCTTCTAATACATTACCTGCGTGTCTAAAATAAACTCCTATAATATCTGCAACTGAATTAAACTTACTACCTACATAATCAAATCCTGTCTCACTTGCGATATGTTTATCAGGACCACTTTCTTCATTAATAAACAACCATACATTATTGTTAATATATTGTGTATCTTCCATTAATGTTGTAATAATATTTCTTTTATCAAATTCGTCTGTATAACCTAGATGTTTAATATGAATATCGCCAGGTAGTTTAGTACCTATCAATACACCAGGAAACATAAAGATATTAGATTTAACTTTTACTTGTGAATAGTGAATAAGACCTTTACCTAATAGTTGCAATTCATCTTTAGATAATGCTTCTGCAATATTGTTCTTCTTAAACTTGCTCATTTCGTGCTGAGCATAGTCATTATAAGAAGTAAATCTTTTTTCTAAATCTTTTAAATAATCTATTTGGAATCCTTTTTGCCAAGGTTTACTTTCTGTGGCTGGGACTCCTTCATTGCTTTTTGGTATCGTTTCCATTTTTTCATCTCCTTTTCTGCCTTACGATATGCTAAGTCTAATTTTAGTTTGCTAACTTTCTGAACCATTAACTCACCTTTTTGGTGGTCGTATTCGTGTTGGCATACTCTACTCATCATACCATCTAAATGTGCTTCTTTTAAATCTCTATTCTCGTCTTCGTATTTCATAACACATTTACGAGGTCTATTAATACTAACAAATAAAAAAGGAAAAGTCAAGCAGCCTTCTTTCATTAGTACATCTTCACTACTGGTCTGTATAATTACTGGATTAAAGGCCGCTATCTTCAATCCTTTTTCTATTGATTCGTGGTCTCCTGCAACAAACATATTGAAAGGTAACCCAATCTGTATCGCACTTAAACCGATACCACCATATTTGTGCATAAGAGCAAACATACCGTCCACAAGTTCTTGTCTACTTTTTAGACCATACTCTTCTAGCATTTCATCTTTGAAAGGTGCTACAGGTTGTCTAACTCTTGGATCCTGTGGTGGTAATAATTCGTATTGAAATGATTTAGGGTCTATACCTTTTCTAATTTCAACATCTTTATTCTTATCTGTCATATCTTCAACAAAGCCTTGGTCTCTTTGTTCATTTAATTTTTTCATAATATCTTTGTTATCAATCCATTGACCATCTTCTTGTTGTTCAACTTCACCTTTTTTAATCATACCTTCTGCTTGTTTCATCAAGTCATCTTTAAACTTTTCTTCTTCTGCAACAGACATTCTTTGTCTATCACCTGTATGAACAGCAGTAGTTGGATTATCTTTTAAATCTTTAGACATTTTCTAACCTCGTAAAGTTTTGGTACTTTTCAAATTTAATTATATTAGTAAATTTGTCAAACATAATATCTCCTTTATGTGATATGATAAAGACATTTTCTTTTGAAAGTGTAGCGATAATCTTAAAGAAGTCATCTGTTCCTTGACCATCTAAACTACTATCAAATATCTCATCAAGTATTAATAAATTTGTATTAACGGAGTTTTTCATCTTCGCAATACTTCTCCAAGTGAATAGTAATGACAAGTCAATTCTCATCTTCTCACCTTCACTAAAATTATTGTAGTTAAAAGAATCCATATGTCTACTCTTAACCGTCTCTTTAAACTCTTCGTCTAAATGAAAAGATATAAAGAAGTCCATTGATTGTAGGTACTGATTAATAAGTGTATTCATTACTGGAATATACTTCTTAATAATTTGTGCTCTTGCACCACTATCGTCTACAATCTGTCTTAATACATCAATATATTTCTTCTCTTCAATAACTTCGTCTCGCTCTGCTATTGTCTTAACTAGGTCTTGCTTCAACTTCAATATCTCTTCTTTGATATTTAGGCCTGAGGCATCCTCTACTTGTAGCAGTTCAATCTCATCTTGTATTCTATCACTATGTCTTTTAATCTCATCAACACTATGATTAAGTTTTGAAACATTTGTTTCTATAGTTCTAATAGTTTCTGATACTTTATCAAGGTTTAGTATCTTCTCTTCTGTATTAGTAATTTCAGTTAATAGTTGTTTATAACCTTCATTAAGTTTATCTACAGCAGCCTTCTCTTCATTGATTTTCTCTTGTTTGAAACTAGGTTCAAGTTCTTGTGTACAAACAGGACAATTAGTATTCTCTTCAAAGAATTTTAATGTTCTTTTGTGTGTCTTTAAATTAGTATCAATCTTACTTTCTAGTTTCTGTAATTGAAGAAACTTACTTTTAGTCGTTTCTTTGTTTTGTAGTTTTAATTTGTTTGTTTCAATTTCGTTATTGAGACTATTGATACGAACCATATAATCTCTTTTACCTTGTTGTGCTTTCTCTATGTCTTCTTTTTTTCTAGTGATAGCGTCTGTATCTCTACCTTGTAATTCTTCGTAATGTTTCTCTTGTAGATTAACTTTGTTTTCAATTAAATCTACCTGATGTCTCATTGTGGTAATGTCTTTGGTCAAGTCTTGTTGTTTACTTCTTAACAATAAGTTCATACTTGCAAATACTTTAATGTCTAGTATCTCTTCAATTACATCCCTACGATAACTTGCTCTCATCTTCATAAATGGTTCATAAGAAGAAGAACCTAAAATTACAACTTGACAAAATGACCTGTAATTAAGTTTCATTATATTCTGTTCAAGGTACTTTTGATAATCTATAGAAGAAGCATCCTGATTTAATAAAATGCCGTCTTGGTATATTTCAAATATGTTAGGTTTAATACCTCTTCGTATTTTGTATTTCTTTGGACCAATACTAAAGTAAACTTCAACAACGGTATCAGCATTGTTGATTGTATTAACCATCTGGTCTTTTTTAATAATTCTAAAAGGTTTGTTAAACAATGCAAAGCATAAAGCGTCAAGTAAAGTTGATTTACCTGAACCATTAGTACCTATGATTAATGTCGTAGGTGATTCATTTAAGTTTACGCTGATTGGTGTATTACCTGTAGAAAGAAAGTTCTTCCAGGTTATGTTATGAAATATTATCACTTATCTTGCACCTCACTATATAAGTCTTTCACTATACTATTCATCTTATTTTTATCTAATTCAGTATCTAAACTATTAATATAATTTTGTAAGAAAGATAATGTATCTTCTCCTTGGTCCACTATATTAACATCAGCAGTTGAATTGATATTATAACTATCTTCAATAACATTTACTTCGTTTGTGTGTATATCATTATGTAGTCTATCAATAAAGTCACCAAACTGGTTGACATCTGTTTTTTCTTCTACAATAACTTTGACAAAACAATCTTCGTATTCACTTATGTCCATATTACTATATGAATTTGTTTTATCATTATATATTATCTTCTTAAACATATTGATAGGATTAGGAATTCTTGTTAGTTCTCTTGTATCTGTATCAAAGATATGAAAACCTTTAGGACATTGATAATCTGACCAAGTAATCTCGTATTGTGTACCTAGATAAAAGATAGTACCGTTATCTGATTTTCTATGATAGTGACCAGAATATACTTTCTCAAATCTTTTAAACAAGTCCATTTCTAAACCGTGTTCTTGGAAGTGTCCTTTGTGCATTTCAAAACCTTTAACTTCAAGGTGCCCCATACATATTTGTGCTTGACTTTCTGATATTGCTTTTAGACTTTCTTCTTCATTCTCTGGACATATCCAAGGTATGAATAGAATAGGCAAACCATCAAACTCAACCGTCTTTGGTTTCTCGTATATAAATGGTTCGTTTACACCATCAAAAGTTGTAATTAGTTGTTGCATACTATTAATAGAGTTTGTGTTCTTATAGTATGTGTCGTGGTTACCTAGTATAATATGTGTATCAATCTTCATATCCCATAGTCTCTTCCAAAACTTATTTTGAAAGTTATGAGCAGTATTAAAGTTAATAAATTTTCTTCTGTCTACTACATCGCCTAAATGCATTAAGGTTGTGATGTTATTCTCTTCCAAGTATGGAAAAAATATCTCATCATAAAACCGGTTAAAATATTTAATAAATGCAGGACTATCACTTCTTGCACCGAAGTGAGTGTCGTTCAACAACGCTATTTTCATAATTAAAAGTTCTCTAAATTTATCTTTGCTTTTCTAGTTCTTTTTAGTTTTGCACCTTTAGGTTTTGCCTCGTAAGGTTCACTTGTTGGTTCTTGGCTTGGTAAGTTCTTTTGTAAGAATTCTGTAAATTGATTTTTAAAGTCTCTATCATCACCTGGTTGCAAAGTCATATCGTCATAGTTTGCATCCATAATAAGCTTATGTTTGATTGTTGTTTGTTTCTTTTCTTTCTGTATTCGTCTTACAAAGGCATAATAGATAATTTGTGTAAAGTATGCAAATGGATTGTTTGACTTCTCTGGATTAAAGTTACCTAGATATTGTAAACAATTCTCAATACCATCTGAAATCATATCGTCTCTAAAAGTATAATTGATAAAGTTAGGTCTATATGATAAGTGGTTTGCAATCTTTAAAAAACATTCTCCAATGTAATTAGTAACCGGAGGTTGCTTTCTGTTTCTTGCTTCTGCTTTATTACATTTCTCTTTATACTCTACCATTGCAGCTAGAAACTCTTTGTTATTAACATAGTGTTCCTTCTTCGCCGGTGTTCGTATGCGTTTCTTTTTTTCAGGCACTTCGGCCGTTTCAATTTTTTTATCTGTTTTAGTTTTCATTATGTTCTCACTATACTATATGTTGTTAAATAAGTCAAGCTCCTAACACTTTTAATTTTGTTGGCACAGGCGCTTGACATATCCTGGAACCTATGTTATTATCAGCGTGTCGCTGGGAGAGAATAGAGTCTATAGAGTAGCGTCTAATGAATTGTACTTTTCTTTTTAATGTCATTAAAGGCCTCAAATATCTCGTCATACTCTTCTAATTCTGCTTCTCGCATTACTTCTCTATCCATAAGTCTTTCAGTTCTCGGATTCTCTTCTCGTCTCATAACCTTGTCGTGGTTTGTGTAGTCGCTAATAACTTGTGTATATGATTTAATCATTTCAGCACTTGCATTTGTAATAGTTAATATCTTATCTTTAGGAATAGTAACCAATTGGTCATTTGTATATGCTGCCCACTTCACAAGCGCTATATAGTCTTTGATACCAAGATTAGTAATCTGTGGTACATATTTTATTTCTAATGGTTTGTCTAATGTCAGCAACGGATTTCGTTGTTGATTTGCTACCTGAGGTATATGGCAAACAATATCTGTGCCATTCATAATCTTTACGATTTTAATTTCTGGTTTAGTTTCGTTGTTTTTGTCCATACTACTCCTTTAACTCCACATTATGTATCTCGTAATCAAAGTTTTCTTCGTTGTATATATTTATTCTTTCTCTAAAGTGCTGTAGAGTATAATTCTCTTTTTCTCCATATGACACATCATCTGATATATCGTATAGTGTCGCATTAACCTTATTATCTCCTAGTCTTAATCCACGACCAATAGATTGTAAGTTTCTTATCCTAGACTTACTAGGACTAGAAAAAATAATATTATGTAGGTTTCGTATGTTGATACCTGTTGAAAAGGTACCGTACGAAGCCACAATAATTGCGTTATCACTTTTTTCTGTAATTGCTCTAATTTCTTCTCTATCATCTGCTGATACTCCTCCGTATACAAAAAATACTTTACGACCATCATCTACTTTCTTTTCAATTAGTTCTTGTAATACTTTACCGTGTTTCTCTACAAATTGAAATAACAATAGTGTATTACCTTGAAGACCATTTGTCAAGTTCGTAATGTATTTGTTTCTTGCTTTACTAGCACATAAGAAATCCATTTCTTCTTGGTAGTTCTTATCTTTTAAAAAGTCCTTACTATTCTTTCCGTGTTTAAGTATTAAACAATGTATTTTAAAATCTGCTAGTTGTTTCTTCTCTATTAAGTCGGTTGTACTTGCAACTCTATTTACAGCACCGAATAGACCTTCTAGCACTAGTTTATGTGTCTTTGAACCATCTAGTGTACCAGTCATACCTATTCTATATTTACAATTAGTCATCTTTGTCATTATACTTGTAAGGGACTGGGATTTAAATAAATGTGCTTCGTCACCAAGTATACAACCAAATTGTGCAAACCACTTTTTAGGTAGTTTATATATTGATTGCCAAGTAGATATTACTACTTTCTTTGTTGTGTCTTTGTCGTGTCCTTGATATATTCTATGTATGTGTTTAGTATTATAACCATAGTCACCAAAGTCTTTATACAATTGTTCTACTAATGAAGTTGTAGGTACAATAATCAATATCTTATTTGCTTTCTTTTCTTTAATTCTTAATAGTTGAAATCTCAATATAAGATACGCAATAAGTGATTTACCACTAGCAGTTGGCGATAATAATAAACATCTATCTTCTTGTATAGCGTGATAGAAAGCATTGAATTGATAATCTCTAATAGTAATTTTAGGTATGTTTAATGCTTTACAAAATTTAGCACACTCTAATTTATCTAATGGTTTTGCTTTCTCTTTTATTTTAGATACAATTTTTATATTGTTATCTTCACAAAACTTTCTGATATATGGTAAGAGACCATAGTAAATCTCACCACTTGCATACTTAAAAAGTCTTATCTTTCCGTCCCAATATCTATTTCTATATTGAGGCATAAACTTATAACCAGGAACTTCAAATGTAAAAAACTCCGATAGTTCTCTACGAATATCGCTCTCGGCTTCTATTGAAAGATATACTTCGTCTTTCTTATCTAATATTAAATAACGATTTTCTACCATCTATTAAATAGCGCCAGAAGTAAACTTACGCCATTCAATAGCATCCTTGATTAGGAATCCACGATTTGATATTTGTTTGATTGTTTTATCCAGATAATCACATATAGTTTTTAAGTAATCTACTTTTTGTTTTATCTTTATGTAATCTTCATCTGCTTCAATGTACTTATCAACATCTTGCTTTAGAATTTTTAAATTGAATGGTTTAGTTTGATAAACTGCTGGGTCCGCTTTCCCTGTGTAATATTCCCATTTATGTAATTTTATAATCTTTAACTCACTTTCAGTTTTAGTAAGCAAAAGATTAAACTTATTGTAATGTTTCAAAAACTCATTATGTAGTTGTGGTGTTTTAAGAGCTTCAATATCAAGCTCAGTATCATTGATTTTTAATTTCTTATCTGAAAGTTCTTGTAATTCTTCTAATGTCATAATCTAGTATCTTCCTCTAGTTTTAAGTATAATTATATACTAAATCTAGTTATTTGTCAAGCTTCTACGAGGAGAAGTTTACTTTTGGGTCTTTGCCTGGTTCAGCAAAAGAATAAGTCGTATATTTAAAACTAACACTACTAGTTAAGTATTGAACATCACTCGCTTGTTGACTATAACTTACGCCGGTTAATGAAACAGGAAATATATCTTTAAATCTTACTTCTTTAATCGGATTATTCTTTGCACTTAATATTGTTAGTGTGGCGTCTGACAAAATACCTCCTTGAGGAGCAGCACTTCCTTCTCTACCAGCATTAGGATTTACTCTATCTTTGCCTTGCGTAGGAAATCTATCTCTTCCAGAAGATAACAAATTTGCATAATCACTATGGTCTTCAGGAAAACCTAGACCTCTTAACCAACCAAATATCTCTTCATAGTTTTCTAACTTTTCGTCTATCATAAATGTAAGTACTAAATCTCCAAAGTCAAGTTTAGTTCCAGGCAAAGGTATATCTCTCAATGGAGTTACCTGTGTTGCATTGGTCATTTGTAGGCTTGGGATATTAACTTCTGTACAAAAGTATTCTACCTTTGGAAGCTTTATGATATTAAACTTAAATTGCGTTGGTGACGCATAATCAAGTTGTGTTGGTTGTCGTGTTATTGCGTTTGTACTTGTCATACTACTATTTATAAGACCTAATAAACCCCTAGCAAACTGAATTACTAGGGGTCATAATTATACTAGTTTTTCTGCTATTTTAATCTCTTCATCACTTGCATAATCTCTATCCCATTTGTCTAAATGTTTTTTCATAAACTTATTAAACAATGGTGGTATTAACGCAATTGTGAAAAGTGTAAAGTAACCGACACCAGTATTAGGAGCACCAACATCATCAAGTTCCCAGAAGTGTGTTTCACCTCTATCGTGGTGGTCTGCTTGACGACCAATTTCTATAAAGAACCAACTTGTAAATAATGTTGAGTTATCCCAGTTATGGCGATAATCTATCGGTTGATTTTTTACTCTTATTAAACCGTAGTGTTCTAGGTAGTTCAATGCTTCTAACTCAAAGTTTGAGATAACCCACATTGTTGCCAATACAGCAATACCTGTCCAACCACCTGCTAAAAAGAATAAACTTACAATAGGTACAGACATAAGATATCCTCTTATCCATCTGTTATCAAAACTGATAAAAGATTTACCTACTCTACTTAATCTTGCTTTCTCCATTTCAAAAAGAAACTTTGATTGACCAAGATAAGACAATAGATAATGTCCGTATATTGTGCGACCACGAGGTGCAGTCGCTGGGTCATCTTCACTTGCAAGTTCTAAATGATGATTATAACAATGAGCATAGCAAAAATGTGCTGACCCACTTAACGCCATCATCCATCTACTTACTACAAAAGACCAACCTTTTGTGTGCGATAGTTCGTGTCCATATATAATACCAATACCTAAAAAGATACCAGCAGATAATGTTGTACCAACTAACTCTACGCCACTTACTCCATTAAAGATTTTGTAAGCAACAACTAATTGTAGGATTAAGAAAACAGGTAACATTAAATACATAACGCTGTTTTGCAACCACGCAATACCTAATGTATCTCCATTCCCATCAACCCCAGCACCTTTAGTTTGTTTTGTGATTAATGTATCTATTATTATTCCAAGACCTAATAATGCAACACCAGTCCACGCAAATAGACCACCTATGTGGATACCGTAAGCAGTTGTGATGATTAATATTGGTGCAATGAAATAACGAATATTTGTTAAGAGTTTTAACATAATATCCTCCGACTATTACTAGTCATTAATTGCATAGTGATAAGTCTTTTATCACTCTAATATTATTTATAACATAAAGATGTTTTCGTGTCAAGTATTTGATGTATATAATAAAATCTGAATATACTAATATTATAATTTGGGCTAAAAAAAAGGCGACTTTGACATCGCCTTTTTTCGTAAGATTGTCTACTATACAATCGTTATTTGCAATTACGCAAGGTTAACGATTTGTACTTTTCTGTAGTATCTGTTTGAGTTCGCAGAACCAGCACCGTTAACAACAGCTGCATCGCCAGAACCAGCTTCAGCAAAAGGATTTGCTTGTAAGCCGTATCTAGTTTTGAAACCGATTTTCGGTTGGAAAGTGTCCTGACCAACTGCTCTAACCATTTGTAATGGCACATAAGGGCAGTAGAACATACCAGCGTCATAAGGTGAAGTACCTTTATAACCAACAACATAAAATTGTTTGCTTGCTTGGTTTGCACTATACGGGTCAATGTACACTTTAAATCTGCCGTTTAATACTCCAGCAAAAGTGTTTCCTGTATCGTCAACAGATAAATTGTTGTTCAATGCAGGTGTATAGTCTAAAACACCAGCCATTTGTAATGCACTAGCAACATCAGAAGAACAGATAATTACATTACCTTTTCCTCTTCTTGTTCTTTGTGCGATAGCGTTAGCGTCTCTTTCTAATTGGAACATAAGTCCTTTAAATCTTTCAACAGACCATCTACCGTTTGAGTCAGTATCTAAATCAAAGATACCAGCAGCAGTTGTGTCAGTTTGAGCACCTTTTTCTGAATTAACATAGATAGTTCTTACAACTTCTCTATTAATTTCAGCAAGGATTTCAGCAGAAAGAATATTCGCTAATTCAGACTCAGCGTCTAAACCGTGAATTGCTTTAAGGTCTTGTGCAAGTTCCATTGTGTACTCGGCTTTAAGAGCTCTTGACTTAGCAGTTACCGTTGACTTCTCAATTGAGAATGCCATTTCAGCAAAACTATTGTTCGCAGAGTCTCCTAATGCTTCTGCCGTAGCAGTAGACATTCCACCTTCAGCAGTATATGCTCCAGGTGACGAGTCGTTAAGTACAGCAGGATTTGTTTCTCCAGCAGATGATGTTCCGGCAGAACCAGGTACATTCGCTGTAGTTTTCGCAGCTGAGAATTGTGATTCAGCTTCGTCAAATAATGCTTCAGTTCCGTTTTGAGCCTTAAATCTGCTTCTCATTGCAAAGATAAGTCCAGTTGGACCAGACATTGGTTGAACGCCGGCAATATCGTAAGCGATAAGGTTCGGCATAGCTCTTCTAACTAAACTAATTAGGATTGGATCCCAGTTAGCAATAGATGAACCAGTAGCGTTAGTAGGCGCAGTTTCAGTCATAAACTGAGCGTCTTCTTTTAGTGCTTTCTCTTGGTTTTCAAGGATAACACTGGTAACAGCTCGTTTATAAGTATCCGTGATTTTTGGTAAATCAGGATGCTCTAATACTGGCTGCCACTTTTTTTGGTAGTTTTCAGATAAGTACATATCTTGTTCCTCTCTCCTATTATTATTTTATTAACTTGAACATTAAAGTTTCAAGTCTTTTGTTTTACTAATAGCGGTAGTATAAGCAGCCATTGCATTAGATAAATCTTGTGTAGAATCTACACCGCCATTATCAGCTACCGCATTATCTACTTCGCTGTCAGAATTAGCTTCTTTTTTAGCACCAAAATAACTTTCTTTGATAGTAGTTACCTTGTTTCTAAAATCTTCACCGTTTGAAAATTCAACCGCTTCAGTTAGTTTAGCAAATTTCTCTTTAGAGACATCTGTTAAATCCGAAGCAACATCAGCTAAAATGTCAGATTTTTCAAGTAAGTTAGTCTTACTATTCAATTCAACATTTTTCGCAATCTGTTCGTTAAGTTTAGTTTCTAACGATTCGATTTTTGAAGCTTGGTCTTCTAACACATCATATTTTTCATCAGGTACATCTATATAGTGGTCTTCAAAAAGTTTTTTCAGACCAGAAATAAAGTCCTCAGCAATTTCGCCCTTGATACCTTTTTCAATAGCAAGTTCGTTTTCTTTCATCCACTCGTTGACAACATAGTTCAAATAATTGTCTACCTTCTCAACTAGTTCAGATTTAGCTTTAGAGCTTTCTTCTTCAAATTTCTTATTATAGTCTACTTCCATTTCTTCAGCAATTTCTTTTACTTTACTAGTAATTGCAGCTTCAAAAATAGTAGCAGCCTTTGTTTTAAATTCTTCGGACAAGTCTGATTCACCAGAGGTCAAAGCGTCAATGTGTTCTTTTACATCAATGTCTTTAGCTTTCTGGTCAGTAGATTCCTCAGATTTTTCAGCAGATTTAGCGTCTTTAGTTTCAGCTTCAGATTCTTTTTTCATCTTATAGCCTTCTTCTTTTGACTCTTTATCTTTCTTTTTATCTAGGAATTTTTTCAGACCGTCAGGCATTTCTCCCTCGGAAATCTTCTCGCCTTCAGAATCAGTTTCTTCCTTCTTTACAGAAGGCATTGGATCCGCACTACCAGAATTTTTCTGTTGAGCGTCACCTGAAACTTCTTTAACTTTTTTAGTTGCGTCTGGATTACTATCTGTAGGTTTTACTACAGCAGCACCTAAATCTTCAGCACTATTAGATAGTGGTGAAGTTTCAGCAGCTACAGCGTTCTTTTTAGGAGCGTCTGGAGCCGTCATTTCTACAACCTGTTTTTCTGTCTCGGCCATATTGAAGTTCTCCTTATTTCTTTTAAAAAAAATAATTATTTTCTTGTTTTGTTATAAGATATTTATAATATTACAATCCTTTAAGGAACTTACTAAATACCTCTGCTTTTGCTTCGGCAAGTTTTAGTCTTTTTGCTTCCTTAATGTATTGTTTATACTCTTCAATATCTCTTTCTTTTATTACACCATTATCCCAAACCCACTCTTTTCCTTCCATAATTCCTTCTACGAAAGCGTCTGGAGCACTAGGGTCTGCTACAATGTCAGCTGCAGTTGCAAGATAAAAGTCATTTCCTACTCTTGCCTCACCACCACGACTTCTCTCTAATGAACCCATACCACGAGAAGAAACGCCTAACTTAGCGCCTTCATCTATAAGATTTTTTACAATCTTTCCGTAGGGTGTGTCCATTATCTTTGCTTCACCGATAAAGTTGTTACCGTCTGGATAGAGTTTTGTAATCATATGACTTACTCTTTCCAAGTTAACCGTTGGTCCATCAGGATGTCCTAATTCACCAAACGCTCTTTTCTGTTCCACAAATTCTTTGTTATATCTACTAACTTCGTTAGATAGTGTTTCTTTAGGATAGACTCTACCATTTCTGTTTTTGATTTCAGATTGTAAAAATACACCACGAATTTTGTAATTCGTTTTACCTTTAACTTCTTCGGTAATGTATTCTACATTTTCTAAAGTTTCTGTAATTAATTTCATAATAGTTTATCTCTCTCTTTCCTAATATTTATAATAATTCTTATCTAAATTCAACAACAATCGTATAATTATCGTTCAATGCAAAGTCTTTAGTACTTAAATAGACAAAACCGTTAGGGTTTGTCGCATTATTTACTATGTCATTTCCAGCATCCCTAAAGTCTAAATACCCTTGTCCTGATAATAATAATGATGTTGTATTTTCAGTAGCGCCTCCCCAAGCAATCTCTACTGCTGATTTTCTGTTTGCAGTATTAATAGAATACCACACTTTTGCAATCTCTTTAGTACCATCTGCTGTCATAAAGTTAGAAGTTGTAGGATTAGCAATCACGGTGTTTGTTTCACCTGTGCCGTCAGAATAGTTAGTTTGTTTTACAACATACTTAACACCTGCTGTATCCGATACTATCTGTTGTGTTACCAAATCTGCCATTTTATTTTGTCTCCGTTTCTTTCTGTACTTCTACAGCCATATTAAATTTTGAAACATTAGCGTCTGTCGTAATCTCTAAAGTAGTTGCCGTATTTAATTCTTGTTCAATTACTTTACGAGCTTCACCTTCTTTTAATCCCCAATTACCAAACCCTGTTAAACTTAAAGATTGGTCTCCGAGTTTAAGAGTCGCTGTGCCTGTTCCTCTAATTTCATAATATACATTCGCTAAAGATACAGATTGACCAGCAGAATATAATGTTCCGCTTTCGTTGTCCGCACCACTAGCCGTAATAATAGCTTTAGTGGTATCGTCTACCTTTGAGACAATACTTAATGCCATCTAATTACTCCGAAAAATATGTTGTCAATGCAGTCTCTACATCGCTATCGCCTGAAGCAACTTCTGTGATTTTAGTTTCAATAATGTCAACTAAATCTTGTGGTTGCGTCCAATCAATTGCGTCAAGGCCACTTACTAAAGTTTCTACACTAGTTTTCATCGCTGGTGATAGAGCGTTATATCTATCGTTTTTGATGTAACCAGATGTATTACCTACAATACTTGATACCGTTAATGCCATTTTTATTCTCCTGTGTTATCAGGTGTTGCCTGATTAAATGCTTGTTGTACTTCGTCTTGTGTAGCACTTTGTCCAATAGGTGTAGCAACATCAGGTTTTGCGTCTGAATGGTCTTCAGCAGCATTTGTAGTATCAACTACATCTGTTGCCTGTCCAGTCATAACATCAGCCGCACTTTGAAATAGAGAAGAAGCATATTCTTTTCTACTTGTATCTAATGCGTCTCCGACTTTATCTCTTAAAGCGTCTTTAAAAGCGTCACCGGCTTCTGCGTTGTTGCCTTTTGCTAATTGGTCTACAAAAGTATCTACTTTACTTATTTCATTGTCTGCCATTTTATTTTCTCCTTATTATATTACATAATGTCGTTATCGTCAGGTACACTAGTTTGTGGAGCTGCGATAAGACCATCATCAATTTCTTTTTTAATTTGATTATCAATTTGTTCAATTTCTCTTTCAGATTGTTTTAAAATACTTTGTCGTACAAATTTTACACTAAAGTATTTACCAACATAATCTCTCACATCATTTGCTAATGCTATTCTTTCTCTTAATAGTTCAGCGTCTTTCAGTTCCGAGAAATGACCGTCAGCAAGAAAATCATATTTAATTTTTTCACTTATTGACTGCCAATCTTCTTCATTTATAACTGCTTTTAAAACTAATTGAGTTCTAAGCAAGTCATTAAATAAATCTGTAAATTTCTTTCTTAATCTATGTACAAACTTTGTAAATTTAAGTTCGTCTCTTGTGATTTCAGTTGTTCTACCTAAATTGAAACCTTGACTTCCTTCTAATCTACTTACTGGTACATTTAAACTTCTGTATAATTTTTTCTGGAAGTATTCAATATCAGATACTTCACCTAGGTTTTGTCCACCAGGTAATGTAGTAATATCAGTTCCTCTTCCACCTTCTCTACTAGGTAACCAAAAGTCTTCAAGCATAGACATATAGTTTCTATCGTCTCTAATCTCTCCTGTACTTGCGTCATAGACAAGTTTGTTTCTGTATCTTGCCATAACATCACGGAGATATTGCTCTGCTTTTACTTTAGGTAAATTACCTACATCAATTTTAAATATTCTTCTTTCAGGTGCTCTTGCAATTCTGTAAATAACAACAGCGTCTTCAATCATTCTTAATTGATTGACAGGTTTAATTGCCTTGTGCATATAACCCATAACCATATTCTTGTTCAAGTCTACTAATCCACTTGGACAAAATGAGATAGCGTCTGTGGCAATCTTAATACCACCACTTGCCATACCAGGTCCTGCAACACCTTTTTCATTGTATAAAAAATATTCGTTGTAGTCGTGTACCACTTGTATGTTTGCCATAGCAACTGGACGACCTTTTTTAATCTCTCGTATTTTTTTAATCTTACGAGGATCAATATATCTTAATTCTGTTATACCTTTTACAGGTGATTCTCTATCAATAACTTTATGATAGTAAATTCTTCCATCAACATACCATCTTCTGAATATGTCGTGTCCTTTTGTACTAAAGTTCATTAACCTTAGAATTTCTTTAAATTCATCTTCAACCTTACGCTTAACTTTATCGCTAAAGTCCGTGTCAGATAAATCTACTCGCACCGGGTCTCTATCTATCTCGTTTGCTACTATAGCCTCGTTGACAATATCTTCAACAGCCATATCACATTCAGGATGGATTGAAATCTCTCTATACCTTCTAATTAAGTCTTGCTCTGTCTTGGCATTACCTTCCATATCAAGGTATTGTCCAAAGTAACCTCCGGCAGCGACGGTTTGTGTACCGTCATCTGCCTTAGGTTGAGTAAAACTTTGCTTCGGGTCTGGAGTATCTTTAACTCTAGTAATTTGAAAACCGAAAAGTTCCGCCATTATAATTTCCTCACAAGTTTACTTTTTATTATATATTTATTCAACTATTAAGTAGTCGTTCTTGCTTCAAAGAAAAGGTATCTAAACGATACTTCAAATGTTTCAACTGCTTCTGTTGGTTCCATATTCAAATCAATAGCACCAATTGAAGTTGGGAAACAACTTCTTAAAGTGTATGATTTAATAGTAGAGCCATTTCTGTCTAAATGGTCAATAAATGCGTCTACTTGATAATCTACTGGATTAACTAATCCTTCGTTATCAGACATATTATTGATTCCATTTTGCCATCTTTCAAAAGCGTCTCTTAATTTAAAGTTTGTGTCGTTAAGTACCGTAATCGTCCAAGGTTCAAAGTTTCTATCAGCCGCCAAATATACAGGTCTTCCACGGAAGTTAACCGTAGTAGTTCCAATATTCATTGCCGGAATTGTAGTTGTTTGACATAAGAACGCCAATTCTTCTGTTTCTCCACCAACTTGTGCATAACCAGGGAAAGGCATTGTTACCTTAAATTGGTTTGCTCTAGCGCCGCCGCCAGCAAGTTTAGTTTTGAAGTCATTAATGTTTGCCATTTTTTATTTCTCCTCTTTACTAACCTGCGACTTCTGTAAAAGCCACGCCAGTTCTTGTTGCGACAAAAGATAATGTGATAAAGTTGATACTTCTTGCTGGTTTAATGTAAATCTCAGCAATAAATTCGTTTCTATCAATTACTTCGCCTGTGTTATTAGTTTCATCACATACTACTAAAAAGTCTGTGATACCTCGTCTACCTTGTACTTCTCTTAAAAAAGGTTCTACTAGGTTTCTAAAGTTAGCTCTTGTAAACTCATCATTGAATTCAAAGAGTTGAAATTTAGAAGCTGTAGCAATCGCCTTCTCTAAAACGATAAACAATCTTCGTACATTTATTCTATCAAATGCAGATGGTGTTGTTAGTCCAGTCTTATCACCAAACAAGATAATACCTTGACCAGGGAAAGAAACAACTGGGTTTACTCTCGCTCTGTAAAGTTCGTCTCGTTGAGTTTTGTTTGGACTATAAGCAAGTTTAACTGCTCCTCTAATAATACCTCTGTTTAATCCAGCAGGACTAAACCAAGCGTCATTAGTTAAATCAGTTCTTGCTGACAAACCAGCCATATCTCCGTTTAATGGTACATATCTATATACATCAGAATATCTGTCATACATATATTTGTAACCACTATCAAAGATTACATAACTAGATGATTGGATTGTATTAAAAAATCCAAGTACATTTTTAGTTTGAGTTATAGCAGAAGCAATATTAACTACATCACTTCTTTGTGGACTTGCAAATACTACACAATCTTTTCTTGTTTCAGCGATTGTAATTAAATCACCAATTAAGTTTGCGCTTGCGTTACCAGCCATAATCAATCCTACATCAACGGTTTCTGAATCTTGGAATAATTCAAATGCAGACTTTCTAGCACCGTCAGTTACCGTACCATCTAATCCACCTGTAAAGGTTAATGCGATTGGTCCTGCAACATCGGTGAAAGCAGTTGTCTTTGCTTGACCCCAAGTTGTTCCGTTTGAGTTATGGTCTCCCCAATAGATAAAAGATGATTTTCTGTAAATAACTTCTGGGTAGAAATTATTAGAACCACCACTATCTTTTGCGTCTTTAGCTTTTGATACTTTTTCGTATACTTCTAGTACTTCGCCTTTAGTTCCTGATATAGAACCATCAGCGTCTATAACAACAATGTGTAATTCATCATCACTACCACCAGCAGTTGCTACATCTGGAGAAGTTCCAGGTGCACCACTTACTGAATCGTAATGTGACCATCTTCGTCTAACATTTGCGTTATCTACGATAACTCTAGTTAAACCACCAGTACCAACTCTTTTCTTAATTGTAATGTCGTTAGAAGATACGGCTGTTACCTCGTATTCAATTCCGTCATCATAATCGTTAGTTGCGGCTGTTGTTGAAAATGCAATTATGTCACCAACATTAATGTTAGTTCCACTTGTCATTGTTATAGTTGTGTCGCCAACTGATACAGCACTATCGTTAACGGTTGTTACCGCTTCTTGCTCATATGCAGTTAAAGAAGGACATACAGAAACAGATAATCCATTTCCATAAGCGCCTGCTGTTCTAGCAACAAACTCCCTACCAGAAATACCAGTATAAGCACCATCTGCTAAGTATGTTGAGTTGTAATGGTCAGTATTTTTGACCAATACTGCTGAACCACCGTTGGTTACAGCGTTTATAATTCCAGTGTTTTCAGTTCGTACAACTTTCAGAGCATTGGAATACTGAAGGAAAGATGAAGCAGTAAAGTACTCTTCAAAGTTGCTAGCAGTTGGTTTTCCAAAGATACTAACCAATTCTTGTTCAGAAGAGATAAGCGTTATCTCTCCAACTGGACCTCTTGTAGTATTAAAAGCAAATGCTCCAATACTAGTAGAAACAGCAGGAATTATGTTAGTTAAATCCTTTTCTTGTACGAGAACACCTGGTGATACTTGAAATGCCATTAGGTTTTCTCCTCTATTTTATTGTTTGTATTTTTATAAAAATACATAATGTTTTCCTTTGTCAAAATTCGTATTATTCATACGCCCATATTCAAATTTCTCAATCGTTTATATTTATGAAATAGGGGATCTTCATTAACTACCTTTGCGTACCACGGGATGCCATACCTGTCCATATTCGTCCGAAAATGGTTGCTCTTCTGGTGTATCAACACCATTATCAACGAACCCAAACGGCGCCATATCTTGTTCTATTAACTTCTCTTGTTCTTTGTACATTTCTGCTCTGATATTTCTATCAGTCATTTCTTTAAAATACCTTTGGTTTGCAACCCAACCTAATATAGTTAGACAAGTCATATAATCATCATTACAACCTTCTTCTGCTTGCCAACTTTGATTTTTTCTTGTAAAGGTGGACATTTCTCCGACAATATTAAAGTCATTGATAACAAGTTTATCACTCTCAATAATTGCTTTAATATTTGCAGTACCCATTTTCTTAATCTGTTTAGTCATTCGTACACCTAATTGTGAACCTCTTTGACTGAACATTGCACCAAGTATTTGTCCTGCTCTACCTTTTTGTGTAGTCATTAGTATATTATCATATTCTAATTCATAATGTAAACCATCTGAAATCTGAGCGCCAATATCATTGACTTCTACAAGTATATGTGCTTTGTTAAATTGAGTACAAACTTTCGCAATCATTTCAGGAAACAATATAGGTTTAATTTCATTGTCTCTAAATGTTGCAACAACTTTATATGGTAAATCGGTTACATCAAATATAATAAACGCTGAGAAATCTTTTAGTGTACCTCTGGCAACATCAACCGTACATAAGTAAGTATGGCCTTTTATAGGTTCTTCAAAGATACTCAATCGTCCATTTGTTTTAAGTGGTGTCTTATACGGTGTCGCTTTGATTTTAGCAGGACTGATAAGTGTATCAATACTTCCTAAAAACTCACACTCAAACTCACTAGCAAATTGAGACTCACTAGTGTTTCTTATTGTTTCTTCTTTCCACTTATTATCTCTACCTGGTACTTCTGACCAATGTACTTCAATAGGTATGTAATCGTTTTGTCCTGCTTCAGCGTCAACCCATAGTTTATAAAATTGATTCATTCCGTGAGGAGTTGAAACAATAATAACTTTAGTTGACTTACCAGAAGTAATCGTAGGATAAACGGAACTAAAAAATTGTTCGGCAATAGTTGTAGGTACGAAAGCAAACTCGTCAAGGAAGATAATGTTATATGAACCTCCTCGTACAGCACTTGAAGATGTTGCAGCTGCTACTACTTTACTTCCATTCTCTAATTCTATATTACCTTTATTCCAGTTTAACACACCTTGTTGTAACCATTTTGGTAAATTCTCATATGCAAGTTGTAGTCTTCCTAATATATCTCTTGCAGTAGAAGATTTGTTAGCAAGAATTGCTATATTACAATTAGGATTAAACAACGCATAGTGTAATAGATATGATATAGTTGTTGTAGACTTACCTGATTGTCTAGGTAGTTTACAAATCGTAAATCTATTTTCGTGTATTGTATTTACAATTTTTTCTTGGAAAGGATACATATCAAAAGGTACTAGTCCTTCGTCAAGTGAAACAATTTGTACATACTTCTTCATAAAGTATATAGGATTATTTTCACACTTCTTAAACTCTTTAATCTCGTCCGAAGTAAACTCTTGTGGTGTGTTTACTTTTTTTAGATTAGGGTTACCTAGATATGCGTCTGACATAACTTAATCTTTTCCTTCAATTGGTGTATCTTTAAAAGGATCGTTTGCTGTGTCTCTATTATTCTCATCAAACTTTTTATCTTTTAAATGTTTTTGTAGTTCAGCAGTTGAACCTACAAACAAAGCATTCTTAATGTTATTAGTTGTCTTGTTCGGTACATCTTTTAGTTTAGATAATTTACTTTGTAAGTCTTGTAATTTATCAACGGTGTCGGCTACATTTTTAATTAATGCACCTGCGACTTCGTATGCTCTCGGGTGTTGCCCTTCTTTTGCAACATCTAAAATGCCTTGTATTGCGTCTTGTCCTCGTTCAATTAAATTATAGTAATTCTCTCTACTATATTTGTAATCGTTTTCTATATCATCTTTCTTTGGGTCTTCAACTCTAGGTACAGGTACAGACTTCTCTTGCAACATTAAATCTGCTACAGGAGTACTCTCTTCTTTGATACCTAAAATATTATTTACTTTGTCTTCTAGTTTACCCATTGTTTACAATCCTAAAGTTTGTATTTAAAACTATTCTATTATTATATGCACTTGGATTACTACTTGCGTGAAATCTCCATCCATTAAAAATTACACAACGATTTGCTTTTGGTTCAACTCTCTTTGCAATAGTTAATTTTTCTGGTTTCTTATCTTTATTAAAAAACTCATTAAACAATACGGTATCACCATCTGTATCTTGTGGATAATAAATGCAAACAAGATGTTCTTCGTGTTCATCATCAATATGTGCTATATTATACTGACCTTCTTTAAAGTCAGGATGTGGAAACATTAAATTAAATTTTGCTCTTAACAATTCTACTTTATCAAAGTCTTTAGTTAACAGACCTGCTTTACCAACCATTTCAGATAACGAATGTTTTATCGGTTCAATAGCAGGATTTTGTGGACCTTTTTGAGGTTGATTATGTAAATAAACTCTATGTACCATTTGTGTAGATGAAAATGTATTCTCATCTTTCATAATACCTTTATTGTCCATTTGATTAGGTAGAATATCCATAGATAGGATATATGCTAACCTTGTAATGTTTTGTTGAAAGCTATTATTTACAACTTCTGGTAAAACATTGTCTAATACTAGTATATCTTCTTTGTTCATTTTTGCCTCTCATTATGTATCACTTCCACTTGTTGGATCATATTTCTTTCCATCATTGAAGAATGATATATTTGTTGTGAATCCAAAATCGTCACCAGGTTTTGCTGTCGTAGGATTCGGTGTTATCACTATTCTTTCTTCTCTTGCTTTATCTATTGTATCTGTACCAAGGTCTGTTTGTACTTTTCTAACAACACCTTGATTTGAAGATGGTCCATATAGATAAGTTTTTGCAGTAAAGTTAATCGTATAAATTACTGCTCTTCTTGTATTAAAGTCTCCGTCATAATTATCTTCGTATGCAATGTCGCCTATAACAATAGGTACATCACGCTTAATATTTAAGTCTGGTATCATATTTATAGTCACCGTATAATCAGGTTGAAAATACGGAACTATCTGTTCCATAATCTGTAATCCGTTTTCTGCTGTTGCAGTAAAGATAAACAAAGAATAAGTTATATTATACGGAACAGGTGTATAATTAAACTTCATATTGTTTTGTTGAAAAGAAGTAGAACCATCATCTGTTGTTGTTCTAGTTTTTGTCAACTTATTTAATTTTCTACTAGGGTCATATTGCAGACCAGATATTTCAAAACCCATACGAGGTAGAATAGTTGAAAATTGTGTATCTTGCAAGTCAGGTTGTTGTGTTAATCTTGTAATAAACTTTTCTTTAGGTGCATATGCAAGAGGCACCGTAAATCGTTTTACAACTGAACCATTTGCGTCTTTTGTTTGTACAACAATCTTATTAAAAATCTGACCAAATGCAATAGTCAGTTTTCTTAATCCTTCGTTATAAAAATGTGTTCCGAACATTACTTAACATCTCCAAATGGGTTACTTTCTGTAAAGTCTAATATATCATCTGTCACCGTTGCAGTATCAAAACCAGCAGCCGAATCTAAATCTAAATTATCAGCGTAAACAGATTTTGTTTGTATACTTGTAGCGGCGTCTCCGTCTGTAGTAATATCATCAAATTCTTCTTGTATTACATATTGAGGATTACCATTTGCGTCACCTTGTTCTAATTGTAAGAAACCAGAATAAGAAGACTGATTTAGTGTACCATCTTCAAGTCTAAATTGATATTGTAAACTTGTATCTAATGATAGTCTATCATCTGCTGAATCTATATCACCAATTCCTGTATTAAACTCTTCACTTGAATATTCAAAAGTTTTACATCTTAATTTGTAAACAGGTAAAGAACCTAATTGAAAGAAAGGCTCTTGGTCTTCAACAAATGAAACTTCAAAAAACTTGTTCATTAAAGGATAGTAAATTACATCACCTTCGTTAGGTCTACCATCTACTACCAAGTTTGCAGTATCATCAACTTGTTCTTGGAATCTTCTCTTTGCAATTACAAAAGTTGTATCGTCTCTTACTTCTAAACCAAACTTACTAATTATTTCTTGTTCACCTTGGAATCCTTCTACCGTTTCAAAATACATTTCAACTAGATACGACTCGTCAAACCTAGACGCAGAGTCTTCGCCTAGAATTAAATCTCTATTGACAAGAGTTCTTGGTAAATAGTAAACAGCGTGACCATAGATTTTTAAATTTTCAACGATTAAATCTTCTATTAATCTTTTCTCATTTTGACTACCTATGCCATCGCCGCCTTGAAAGTAATGATTAACGGCCATTTTATTTTTATCCTATTAACATTGCTGGGTTTAATTCAAACGAGCTTCTAATTTCTGCTTCTAATTTTTCTACATCTTGTAGTGCTTCAGAATAGATTTGTTGTCCGTTTAATGTAACCCCACCAATCATTGCTACTCCATTAAATTTAGAGAGGTTGGCACCCCATTGTTTTTTAACTAATGCAGTTGTGTATCTCTTTAACCAAATGTCATCATATACATCTGTATAAGTGTCTGGGTCTAGTTTTCTGTATGCGTCAATAACTAGATACTCACCAACTGCTAAGTCGCTTCCCCAATCCATATCAATGTGTAATTTATTGTCGTGTTGATTAAACCTTAATGGTTTTTCACCAACTAATATATGGTCTAGGAAATCTAATTGTCTCATTACAATATCATAGTTGATAACACTTGTAGATGAGAAATCGTAAAGGTCATTTAATCTTAATTGATACCTAACATCAAATAAGTTCAGACTACCTTTATTAGAAAAAGGAAATATGTTAGTAACCGATACAATTGAATCAGGAACAACGATATAACCGTTTCCTGTTTTCCAAGTTGTGGTTACAGAATTTTTTGTAGCACCTTCAGAAGTATCTGTATTAATTCTATTATAATCTGCCTGTGTGTATTGATATTTTAAATATACTCTTTTGATACCGTCATAGTGATATTGTTGATAATATTGTATTGCTTCATCAACTCTATCGTCTACTTGGTCGTCATCAACATTAATTTCAATAACAGGATGTCCCAATGCTCTCTTTGCATATGAGATAAGTGTCTGTCTAGTGTTAGGTATTGCCATAGTTTTATTCCTTTATCTTTAGCAATATTTATAATTTTCCGTGAGGGTCGCTAT